GTTAGATGAACTTGATCTTCTCACCGTCTTGGATCTGTTCATACTTATCAGTTAAGTCGGCCTTCTGTAATGCATTGTTGTACAGTAACGCACCCCGAACATGGATTGGCGTACCCTTACCATAGATCCTGTCCTTGTCAACCCACTTGGTAAGGTCAGAGATACCACGAGGGAACGAGATCTGTTCTGGCGAGAACTTGGTAAAGTCACGGCGGAACTTCGCGATCGAGTCCTGCGTTGCACTCTCGTCACCAGTCACCATCAGTTTAAACATACTCTTCATCTGATCACGAACCACGGTGGGGGTGGACGACTTGATCGCCTCGATACCCATCATCTTGAGTTTAGGTTCTGCGTACTGGACACCCTCGTTATTATGCACGTTCAGGATGTATCGTTTCTTCGCCATCCAGATACCACGGTCTGCGATTACCTCACGTCCCATCTCCATGCGATTCTCGTATGCGTCAGTTTCTTTTGCGAGACCGGCATATGCATTCGCAATAATCTTTTCGAAATGTTCTGAACAGATCTTGTCAAGGAACTTCACTGGATCCTTGGGGTTGAACTTCTTGACCAGTTTGTCCATACCAATGTAGACCGAGTCAGTATCAATTGCGATTACATAATCTTCGTCAGTCTCCAGAAGATTGTTCATCTCATCATTACATGCCTTCTCTGCGAGTTTGATTGCACGTTGACCGGACATAGTAATGCCCTCTGCGATACGGTGGTCAAAGTATCGGAACCATTTGTTCGCAAGTGCACCATAGAGACTGTTCATAAGGATCTTGATACCCATCTGTTGATTGTCAAGGTTCGCAATCTCATGTTCCAACTTCTTGGTGGGTGCATTCTCATACTGTTGTTTCTTCTTCAACATCTCCTGTTTGATTACTACTCGGTTGTTGTAGAACTTCTTAATCACCTTGGGAATCACACCGAGTTTATCATGGGTGTATCGTACACCATTCGCAGCAAGTGCGCCCTCTTTGAACCGAGGAGATAACAGAGTCTCGGGAGACATGTTGTATTGTACAATGATGTTGGGATACAGGGAGTTTAAGTCAAACGACACCACCCAGTCATGACCACCCACCATTGGATCCTTCACGTAACCACCAACGATCTTACCTGCATCATAATCAATTGGGGGACGGGGCGGAATGACCACATTGTCAGCCAACAGTTCGTTGTAGATGATCGTATCCCAGATTGCTGTGGTACCTAGTGCGTCATTGAAGTTAGTCTTTGCACCATAGGACATAGTCATGACCAGAGAGATGATACCAATCTTCTCCTCTAGTTGTTCCACCAACTCAACATCTTTGATGTTATAGTCAATGAACTTCTGGTAGTCATTCTTGTACAATGCATGGAGGGTACCATGTTCCTCATAGGACAGTTTACGTTCACCCAATACCACGTGTGCAATGTTGTCCAGTTTGTAGGACTCTTGCTGACCATAGGTGTTGAGAGTAAACTTCTTGAACAGGTCGAGGTAATCTAGTTGAGTGATACCCTCAACCTCGTATGCCTGCTGTTCACGTCCTCCTAGGGTCATAACGGTACGAGAGCGCACCAGTTTCCACGGAGACAGGCGCTTGGCGTTATCCCACCCTATGAGACCAGTTATTCGGTTAACCATGTAGGTCATGTCGAATAGTTTACTATTCCAACCGGTCACGATGTCCGGACAGTTACCTTCCCACCAACCGAGGAATGCTTTCAGTAGAGATTCTTCATCGACACATTTGAAGTAGGTGGTAGTATCTTGTGCGTCATAGTCTTCCAGACCCCACACGTAGAACTGACCAGATTGATTACTCTTAACAGCAATAGAGATGATAGGATGTGCGGCATCTTCAGGTTTAGGGAAACCCGCATCTGACTGCACCTCAATATCGATATAGGTGATATTGATCTTGGACGTATCCCACTTGAGATCAGATGGGTAGTTCTTGGAGATGAACTGCGAAACGTAGTTGGTGTTGCCGTGTACCGTGAAGTTGGGTACGTCTTTATACTGAGCAACGAACTCTTTCGCCTCTTTCATCGAACCCATCTCTACCGGTTCGACCGACTTCCCATAGAGGGAACGGAACTTACCAGTAGCTTTGGGCGACTCGATGTAAAGAGTGGGGTTGAAGGGAATGCGATCGGAGATGCGTTGACCATCCTCGATGCCGCGAAGCAAGATATTGTTCCCATAACGGGTCACATTGGTATAATATTTCATGTACGTAGTATATCAAGAACGGCACTACTTGTCAAGCGTTATCCAGTTATAATCTGGATGAACTTCCCTATCATATTTACGCTTGCCTGTATCGGTCACAGTACCACCAAACTCCTCATCGATGATCTGAATGATAGGAGAATCCCAGACCTTGATTGGTTTGGTGTAGGCAGAACTCACATCAACGTTCAGTCCAGTCTTATTACAGTAGTCTGGGTTCTGGAAACGGTTTGCAGGCCAGTAGGTATTGGGGTGGATATTCTTTTTAGAACGACAGTACTTATCGGTGACGACATGTAACAACTGCATTGGGCCACGTTTGTAACCTTTCTCGAATGCATCACAATACATCTGTGCGACTTCTGGGACTGTAGTCCAGAACTCATTTGCCATACCCAGTTGCAGAGAAGAATCTTTGGTAGTCCACTTAGACATGATCATACGGAAGGTGTCTTCACACTCGGGTCTTAGGAATGCGTCATGTTCCAACATCCATATACGTTCACCTGCTGCCATGCGTTTTGCTGCACGATAGTGGGTATGGAATGCTGCAAGTTCTTGAGGTGACCGACCAGAGAGGTCGTTGTTAACCCCTTCTAGTAATGTGTCTGGGGTAATACACTGTACTACCGTAACCTCAAAGATATCTGATACACGTTGGAATGACTCCAATGCAACCTGCATATATTTGACAGCGAGTGGATTACCGAAATCCACATTCATTATACCACGAGCTACACTCTGCATTATGCTTTAGAACCTACCACTCTACGTACGATATCGTTATGATTAAACTCTGCCCAGTACAACTCGAATGCAATCCCATCTTTGGTACCTTCGAACTGGTGAATCTGACCCGGTTTAACCTGAGTATATTGACCTGCTTTTAGAATGGTTTCATCGACTAGACCGTCTTGATCACCGTCTTGCCAGACCCGTACTATCATCTCACCGGACTCACAAAAGAACCCGTTCCACTTAAACTCGTGGAGATGTTCCGAACACTTGAAACCTTTTTTAAACTCTATTCTGTGGAACTCCAGTACACCATTTGCGGCGACTAATTCTGTCTGTCCCCATAATTTCCCTGCTTTCATAACGACTCCCTCAACTCAGTATAACCACCAACATAACTCCACTCATCTCCCTCTACGGTAAAGATCTGTGGAACTGTACGAAACGCTTGACCTGCGACCTCCATGAGACGATCCTGTTCCGCAGGGACAACCTGCGTCAGACAGACGTATTCATACTGAAGTTGTTTATCGGTACAGAGTTGTTTTGCCTGTCGGCAGTACCCACAGGTGGGGGTTCCAATTATAACATATTTCATAAGATCACCTTTTCATTTCACTTGTTATATCTAGACAATAAAAAAGAGAGGGTTTTGACGCCCTCTCTCCGTGTTACTTAGGTCTTAACTGGTCTCGTCACTTTTCTCATCATCAATTCGTTCGTCTGTTTTTTCGACCCAGATTCCGTCAACTATAATTTCATAGTCGCTTAGGCTAGGCTTTTGAACGACCATAACATAGTGAAGGTTTTGTGTAAACTCCCTGTCTATGTTAATCTGGTTGATGTGTGCAATCTCTGCGGCTAAACGCCGTGCAGTGATAGACATATCTTCCATGTCGCTAGCAGTCGCAAATGAAGAGAGGAAAGTGAGTCCAATTACTATTAGACAATTCCTCATGATACTCCTCCGAGTTATCCTATTTGGATTTTACGGGGACGCTTCTCTTCGGGGATAACAACTTTCAGATTAATGACCAGTAGGCCATCCCTAAAATCAGCTCCATTTACAACAACGTGTTCTGACAGTCTAAAGGTTCTTCGGAACTTTTTCGCAGATATTCCTTTGTGAATATATTCGCGTTCTTCCTTGGAGACATCCGCAGTGACGATCAGAATCCCTTCACGTACATTCACGTCAAGATCTTCTTTCTTGTAACCGGCGATTGCCATTTCTATTGCGAACTCTTCATCGGTATGTCGGACGACATTGTGCGGGGGATAGAGTTTCGAGTTTTCTGCTACGTCTTGTAACTTCTCAATCTCTGTCCAAACGTGGTCAAATCCAATAAAGTGCGAACGTGGGAAAGTAAATGCTTTAGATACCATAACGGTTTCTCCTTATTATTAAGCGAGGTGTTGTTAGTGTGACCCGACCATTCGGCATCACGGTGTTATTTATACGTGTGTTACGTTACTATTGGTAAAATTACTGGTAAGTTTGGATATTGTCCGTCTTCTATCCAATGCATTTCGACCTTTGTATTTCCGATCTGCACTGTATACTTC